TTGACCAGCGACACGCCCGGATTGCTCAGTGTCAGCGTGTTGGGTCGCGTTTTCCAGGATCTAAATTACGTTCGTCCAGTTGTTAACGCTTTTGGCGCTCGAGCCATGCCGAACACACCAAGTCGCCAGTTCATCCGTCCAACCATCACGACCCACACTTCTGCAGCAACCCAGTCTGGTCAGCTTGACGCAGTGTCGGCAACCACAATGGTCGTTGCTTCAAACACTGTCACCAAGTCAACCGTTGCCGGTCAGGTCACCTTGTCACGCCAAGACATCGACTTCACCGATCCTGCAGCAATGCAAGTCGTGTTGAACGATCTCGCTGGTCAAGTGCTCATCAAGACTGACGACATTGCAGCCGACGCACTTGTTGCTGGCAAGACTGCATCAGGTTCAACTTGGACTGTCACGGCCGCCGATCCAAGTTCGTTGTTTGAGTCACTGTACGACGCCGCTCGAGAAATTGCGGAAGATTCAAACTTCTTCCCCACTCACTTGTGCGTGTCGCCTGACGTATGGCAAAAGTTGGGCCAGCAGACCGACGCTGACAAGCGACCCGTGTTTGGTTACAACTCCAACGGCATGATGACTACCAACTCAATTGGTAACGTCTCTGGTCTTCAGTACACCAGCATGAATGTTCTTGGTTTGAATGTTGTTGTTGACAACAACTTCGCTTCCGGAACCATGCTTGTGGTTTACGCACCAGGCTTTGAAATCTACGAATCAGGCCCGCAATTGTTGAGCCTTGACAACCCGAGCACACTTGGCAAGAACTTGAGTATCCACCAGTACTTCGCCACCTTCGTCGCTAAGTCGAGTTTCATTCAATCCATCACAGTCGCCTAACTACTAGCCCGAAAGGCGGTTAGCCGATCATGGCTGTATACCAAGTCACATTCCACCAGCGGTTGGATAACTATGCGGTTGTCCAAACGCTGACGGAACCCGATGTTGCTGTTGGGCAGTCAATGACACTCGCTAGTTTGGGTCACTCGCTCAACGGCACTCATGTCATTTACGATTTGCCGAGTTATTACTTTCTTGGCGTTGACTCTGAAGGCGATCTCCTTTTTGATGTCAACCAACCGATCCCCAACCAAGTGTTGTTTTACAACGCTGGCAGTGATTTAGATCGAGGCTCCACAACTGCTGGAACTTTGACCTATACCGAAACTTGTACTTGGGTCACAGGCCCACAAATTGCGACATACCTCGGCATAACTACCGCTGGCGACGAAACAGCCTTTTTGGTGCAAGTCGCTGCAGCTGCGAACTCGTTCTGTTTCCGCCGACGTCAAGAGTCCGGCTACACGGACCAACTGACTGTTACGCCTGGTGGAGATGTCACGCTCGGTACGCTCATGTACGGTTCTGCTCTTTATCGTCAGCGTGGCTCGGTTGACCAGTTTGCATCATTCACAGATATGGCGTCAGCGCCCACTGTAGGGCTTTCAGGCATCGTCAAACAGTTGTTAGGCATCAACAGACCACAGGTTGCCTGAGATGGCTTACACGGACTTTCTGAACGAGGCACTTGATGATCTGGTCACTACTCTCCAAACTATTTCGGGGCTTAGGGTTGTTAACGATCCTCGGAATATCGCTGCACCTTGCGCTTTTGTGGATGCTCCGACCGTCGAGTCGTGGAACGGCAACATTGTTAAAATGACGTTTCCTGTGACCTTAATCAGTAACGGCCCTGGCAACCTTGACGCACTACGCCAGCTCCTGTCGCTCACTGCTGAACTGGTCACAAAAGACGTTGCGGTTATGAGTGCTTCACCAAAAGTTGTTTCGGTTGGTGGCGCTGACTATGCCGGATACGAACTTCTCATCCCACTACAAGCACAGGATTCATAATGGACAAATATGTAATTACAAGTATTCGAGTCGGCGAAATCGGAACAGCGTTTGTTGCTGGACCGTCTGACGACATTGATTGGCTGCTTGAAGGTGGCTTCATCCAGCGTTCCGACACTCACCCTTCTAAGGGTGCTAAATTGACCGTTAAGCCCGACGCACCAACTTCAAAGAAAGACTGATCCGTCATGGCTACTTCGACATACCTATCCAATCCAATTGTTTCTATTGGCGCTGTTGATATTTCGGATCAGTGCACAAGTGCAAACTTGTCGCAGAAGATCATGGCTTTGCCTGACAATGCGTTCGGCTCGACTGCCACCAGTTTCACGGCTGGTTTGCAGGACAACACTTTGACCTTGGAGCTCTACTGGAGCACGGCCAGCAGTGAGACTTACGCAACTTTTAAAGCCCTAGTTGGTACGAAAATTGCGTCAGTAACCATCAAGCAAACGTCGGCCGCTGTAAGCGCCACAAACCCCCTAGGGACCCTAACCAATGGGTATCTTGAAGAATTACCAGTAATCTATTCGCTTGGAGAGCTCAGCCGTTGCACCATAGTCCTGCGTGGAGGCACTTTCGCCTGGACTGAAGTCTGATCTAACCAAACCTAAACAAAGGACCCGACATGAAACTCACGATCCGTTTTGACATTGGTCAAGGACCTGCCACAATCACGACAACGCTTGCAACGCTTGTCGCATGGGAACGCAAGTTCAAAATGAAAACGTCTGACCTTGCCGACAATTTTGGTATGGAGGACATGGCTTTCATGGCTTGGTACACAGCCAAGATTCAGACCGAACACGGACAAACCATTCCGGTGGAGTTTGACTCGTTTGTTAACAAGCTTGTAGAGATTGAGATTGTGAGTACTGCGTCCTCAAACCCTACGAAAGCGGATCACACCGCTACTCTCTAGCCCAGCTGTTAGTCATAACTGGCTACTGGCCACCTGGTATAGACTTTGATTCAGACGACCTCTCGACAGTCGCGAAGATTCTGAAGGAGAGGTGAACCATGTCGATATCTGTTGATGGGCTTGAGTCCACCTTGAAGGCATTAAAAAAGGTTCAGCCTGAGGTTCAAAAACAGTTTTTTAAGGACGCTAAAAAGATTCTTAAGCCTGTCGTTGATGAAGCCAAAAAACTGTATCCGTATGGCGACCCAACTAAAAAGAATGGGGGATGGCCGTCTGGTATTAGTCGCACTTGGGCACCTGGTGGCAGAGGTTTGTTTCCGTATGTTCAGAGCGCAGCTGTGCGTGGTATTTCTGTTAAGACGTCTCTGTCAAAGAAAAACGATGCTGTTCTAACGATTGTGAACAAGGATGCTGCAGCTTCAATTGTGGAATTCGCTGGCACTAATTCAAACCCTCTCGCTGATGCTCTAAACGGTTGGGGCAATAAGCCTCGAGTAATGTGGCGTGCGTATGAGAACAATGCCGGTCAAGTTGAAACTGAGATGAAGCAATCTGTTGATGAGGTTATGGCTCAGATTAACCAGTTAACGAAAGCGTTGGTGCTGTAATGGCTATCCGTATTCCGATCATTACGGACCTTCAAGACAAAGGCATACAGGAAGCCAGGCGCCAGTTCGGAAAGTTCAAAGCAGACATTGCTGCAGCTGATGGAACTATGGGCAAGTTCAAGGCTGGTTCTAAGGCTGCTTTCGATGGTGTCAAAGCGCAAGCAGGCAACCTAGCAATTGTGGCCGGAACAGCCATTGCAACTTTTGCTATTAAAGCAATCGGGGATTTCCAAGACCTAGCGATCGCCGCAGGCAAGTTTAGTGATGCCACTGGTTTAACTATCGAAGATGCTTCAAAGTTTATGGAAGCCGCCGGGGACATTGGCGTTCCTGTTGACAAACTTGAAACTGCTATTGGCAAATTAAACCGAACTATTGGAGCTGACCCTGACAAAGTTCGTGACCTTGGCGTTGACCTTGTTTATCTAAAAGACGGATCGTTAGACGTCAACGAAACATTCCTTAACACCATTGATCGAATCAAAGCAATCAAGGACCCTGCAGAGAAAGCCAAGGTTGCCGCTCAGCTGCTTGGCAAAGGCTGGCAGGACATGGCCGAACTTATTGAGATGGGCGCCGATGATCTCAAAGCTTCACTAGACAGCGTTGACGACTCAAAGATCATTGACAAAGAAGAAGTTGACAAAGCCAAAAACTATCGGGCCGCTATGGACCAACTCAAAGATTCCTTTGAGAAAATGGCTATCAACCTCGGCGAGCGTTTAATTCCTAAAGTTGCTGAGTTGCTTGAATTGCTAGCCAAATTACCTGAAGCGTTGCGTGGTGCTGGAGGCGTCGTTGAGGATGTTTTCTCAGATGCAGACTTAGCAAAAATGGGCAACGAGGCTGCAGCTGCACGAATTGAAATGAAAGCCCTCGCCGATATGTACGGCGGTTATTACGCCAGTCGAGTACAGGGTGCCAAAGACGACACTTACAAACTTGAGGAACAAATGTTGTTACTTGAGGAAGCGACATCTGCAACTGAGGAAGCATTCCAGAATCTTAAAAACGAATTAAAACTTGAGAGTGCAGTTGCAGACGCTAAAGGAATGCTTGACCAACTTAAAGAAAAAGCCGTGGAAGCGTTTAATGGCGCTGATGGTGCTCTTAGTGAATACGAACAGAGTTTGATTGACGCCAAATTAAAGGTGCTTGATCTTGCGGAAATGATTACTTTGACTAATTCGCAAAAGAATCAGATCCGAGTGCTTGTAGATACTGGTGACCTTGAGCGTGCTATTGGTCTGATTGACATTATTGGTGCTGGCGGTTATACACCTGAACTAAACGCCATGCGGTTCCGTGGTGCTCGTGCAGCTGGTGGTCCGGTCATGGGCGGGGGAACTTACCTTGTGGGTGAGCGTGGACCTGAACTGTTCACGCCTGGCTCGTCTGGAAGCATCACACCAAACAATGCTTTAGGTGGTGGCGGTATCACTGTCAATGTCAACGGCGGTAACCCTAACGAGATCGTGAGAGTGCTCCAACAGTATGTTCGTCAGTCGGGCCCTGTACCCGTGAACACTCGAGCAATGTAATGACAAAGATCGTCTGGAGACTTTCACGAACTGCGCCGTCCTCGGTAGATGTCACGACCTCTGTGCTGTCGTTCTCCTACACGCAAGGACGACGGAACTATCTTGACCAGTACAGCGGAGGCACACTGTCAGTCACGCTTAAAAACCAGACAGATATTGCTCAGTACTTCACATTCAACTCGGTCTGGATTCTTGCCGATGATGCGACCAGCAGCGAACAATACTTTTGGTGTCAAGATGTCGCATTCAACGATTACCCCGGCAACACAGGGCTCTCCACGATCACAGTGAGCCTCGTAGACGTACTCGCCCGTAACGGTCGCAACGTCGTCTCCAGTGTCGTCCTAGCTCAAGACGACACTATTGACCAGTTGCAGATTTTGTGGCGCACAGCTCCCTATCAGATCGGCGACTTTGACGGTGTAGGCCCGGGATCATCTACAGCTGCAGGAATCACTTATTCGGGCTCAATGCTCAACTACTTCAACTTGATCGACTCAACCGAAAAAGGGCTCATCAACTTTTACGGCAATACGGCGCATATGACTAGACGGAACAGCGTCTATCTGACGACCTCAGGATTCAGCTTTACTCGCAACGCGACCAGTGCAACAGCGATCTCCTACTATGCGTTCGGACACGACAAAGCCGGTCTGAACTTCATGAACAATGTGACCGTCAACCCGAACGGGCTCGCATCACAAACCGCGACAAACTCGACTTCACTTACTGCATACGGAAACGCTGCACAGTCCGTCTCAACAGTTGACGCAACCACGACACAAGCTCTCGGACTCGCTCAATGGCTCTCAGATTCACAAGCCGACCCCGAAGCTCAAACTTGGTCTATTGGCTTTCAAGACATCTCCCAAGACCAGACGATTACTGAGCGATGGGTTGAGACGATCATGAACCCGATCGGCAACGGTCGCCGAGTCTGGAGTCTTGTCTATCGAGTCCCCGGAGCAGGATCAGACACAACTCTCCTAGTCGCTATAGAAGGCGTAACCATGAACGCAACAACGGAAAAAACTGACTTCACGGTCTACTTCTCACCACTGACGTATTACCAGTTCTTCAGCCTTGACTCATCCGAATTCGGTATTCTAGACACCAGTCGACTCGGCTGGTAAAGGAGCACAATGACCTACCCCACATTCAACACTGGCGAAGTATTGACATCAACTGCTATGAACGCTGTTGGGTTGTGGCTTGTCAAAACACAGACCATCGGTACAACGGTGTCTAGCGTTGCTGTAACAGGCGCTTTTTCGTCTGATTATGACAACTACAAAATCATTATTAGTGGCGGAGCATCAAGCGCCCAAGCGTTTTTAAATCTTCAACTAGGCGCTTCAGCAACTGGTTATTACTATGCCAACTCAGGCGTCACTTATGCCGGCGCCGCTTTCGTTGGCGGTGCAAGCAACACCACAAGTTTCCAAGCAGGTTCAGCATTTATTGGCAACGGCCTAATGGCAAACATCGAATTACAAAACCCGTTTTTGGCTAAATACACTTTTGCTCAGTCGTCAGGTATGAACACCACTTTTGCCACCCCAAGTGTGGGTTATCACGGCGTAGCAACTTCTTACACAGGGTTTACCATTGGCGTTACTTCAGGAACAATTACAGGCGGAACAATCAAAATTTACGGTTACAGGAACTAGAACATGACAAAACCAAACATACAAATAGATGACGAAGTTCGTGAAATGACGGACGAGGAATACGCTGAACTTCTCGCTAGCGGTTGGACAGAAGAACCGACCGAGCCATGACGTTTAACCCTTCCAAAGCACTCATAGCCCTAGTCGGCTTAATCTGCATGACCGTACTTATTGCAGTCGGCGCAATAGACCAAGACCAAGGCCTACCAATCATCACAATGATCGTCGGCTACTCAGTCGGCAACGGCATGGCCGCATTAACCAACAAACCAGTCGAGCCAATCATTCGCAAGAAAGACCCCCAGTGAAGTTCCCCGTACTGCCCATCATCATGCCGACCGACCTCACAGGACAAACAAACGGCAAAGTTGACAAAGCAGTCCTACGCACAATCCAAGCACCAACAGGATCGTTAGAGAAACACGCTGCAACAGCATGGAATTGTTTACGACTAGACGCCTACTTCAACAAGCTGGTGTGCAATCAAGTCGGCGCATACCGGACTTACGCAACTCAACTAATCATGTTTAAGGATCGTTACTCGACTACGGACGGTGGCCGTGTGCCACAAGTAATCCGTGTTTGGGAAGGCAAGAAATGGTATTTGAAGCCAGGCAAAAGCCCTAGTGCTACACCAGGTCACTCAGACCACGGTTGGGGATTAGCGATAGATCTTGCTAACTGTGGGCTCAACTCACCGATTTGCAAATGGTTGCTAGGTGACGGTTTCAGCACTTGTAAAGCTCTTGAATACGGTTTTACTTGGGCTGTCGCAGAACCAACTAACCCAAACTTTGAGGCATGGCATCTGCAATATGTCACGGGTGATACATGGACCCCAGCGGTAGAACGCATGATTGAGCAGTTCCCTGGCCTTATTGCGTAGTGCCTTGACAACCACCGAGTAGAGTCGGTAGACAGTTCCCGACTTCAAAACCCGACTAATGGAGGAATCATGAACGTACGTCGTTTTCTAGGTTTAGCCCTTTTCACTTATTTGATGTGTGCAGCTCTGGCGGTAGGTGGTGTTGACTCGACTAATCAACCCACTACAACAGTTCGCTCTACGATCGCTTTACAAGATCTAACGCCCCAACAGCAGGCGGAACGGGTTGAGGCGCTCACAGAGCCTTCTACGACTGTCTCACAGCCCTCCACAACTGTTGCTCCTGTGCCCTATGAGACTAATTGTCAGGAATGGTTCCCAACAGCAATTTCGGTTGGTTGGCCCAATGACACTGAGACACTCAAGAAGTTGGGTCGCCTGCTTTGGAAGGAGACAAGGTGCCTCAACATTACGCCTTTGTCCAGTGACCCTGAACTGGCAAAACGGTTTAACAATTCCGATCACGGGATCGCACAAATTAACGAATTGCATCGTTCTTATGTTGAACAAGTTTTTAGTATGCCGTTTGAGGAAGCAATGAGCGACCCGACACTTAACCTGCGTTTTGCTTACCTGCTGTACTCGGAGCTGGAAGCCGAAGGTGGTTGTGGCTGGAGGCCATGGAAGTTGTGCTAAACATCAACCGACCCGACTGGCAGATTAGAGCATCATGTCGAGCACTACCGCTAGACCTGTTCTTCCCGTCCAACGGTGTTGAGTCATCACGAAACCTCAATGTTATTAAGCCTTTTTGTGATGTGTGCCCGGTACGGGTTGAGTGTTTGGCGTGCGCTATGAGTCACCCAGACGAGAAAGGGATTTGGGCTGGGACCACCGAGAACGATCGCCGTCGGATGAGGTCTAAGAATTACAACGATCGTAAAGCCACACCGATGGTTTATAGTGATGGTAAGTACCGACAAGTAAAGGACCCGACATGATTGACAAGATTCAAGAAATGACTGTCGCTATCACTAAAGCTGAGATTGCTATGAAGGCGGCGGCTTGGCAGATTGAGACGCTGAAAGCTGATATGGGGATGCTTAGAAAAGCCCTCTTTGAGTTGGCTTATGTTGCTGAAGAGAACGGCATCTATCTGTCCAACCTGACCCGGTCAACTCAAGATGCGATCGTGGCCATGAGGCTCGGAGGTTTCAAGTGAACTGCAACATTTGCGCTTGTGGCTTCAATTCTGCCGATATTCGGATGCGTGTAGAGCTGCGTGGCATTTGTCTTAAATGCGCTGAAGAGTTTGGTTTTAAAGGCATGACAGTTGAAGAAACTGCACGTTGTGTTTCCATGATTCGAGTAGTTAACAATCTTAAAAATCAAACGCCTGCACAGGCCCGACACTTAAAGGACATGGAATCATGATTATTAATTCAGTTACTCCAGTAGTGCCAATAACAATTAAATATGAGGATGAGTGGAGATTTGTTATGGCAATAACGTACG